CGTAGCCCTCGGACACTTCACTTTCTGACACCATATTTTCGGTAAATGTCAAGCCCAAATCTCTATTGTTACTCAATTGTGACAACCTTTCCGAATCACACATACCACCGATTTGTCAAGCATTTATGATATTTATCACATTAATATTTTATGCAAAGAACGGCCGACGCAAACCGCGCCGGCCGTTCCAGTCTAGCGACCTAGCATCACCAGATTTTCACCATGTCCCCGTCGAAACCGTGAATCCTGTCAACGCTTTCGACGTCGACCAGGTCTTCACCTTCCAACCCACCGTAGATCTTCACGACGGCGTTGGGCGGCATTACGATTAGCTTCGCTACCAGTTCGTTGACGATCATTTCCGTTTCCCTATCTTGAATCGGTTGGCTGATTTGGCGCGCTTAGCGGCCTTGTCGTGCTCTTGTTGTTGGCGCCATTTGGACCAAGGATCGAACCCTGTGATGTTGCCCCATGTGTAGTTTTGGGTGTTGTCGTAGTGGGGTCCAGCGTGGATGGTATCGGCGCTGCAGTGGTATTCGAACTGCCCGAACCGGTCTACGACGTTGAAGATGCATTCACACTTAGCCATCAGTCGTCACCTGTTCGTAGGTTGCAGCGAAGATTTCAGGTTTGCAGGGGTAGAACTCACCCTGTACGCCTTTGATGATCCAGTCACCTATGCGTCCACTCATTTCACCTTCCAGGGTATCTATCTGGACAGTGCGTTCGCTTGCTGGGAGTTTGGTTCCCCTAACTCGGCCGTGGCACCAGCTAGCTACGACGCTTGTGTTGCGTTCGGTGATTTGTACGGCTTCGATAACAACAGGCTTTTTCCGGTATGTTGCAGGCATCAGTCGACCTCCGTTGCGGTGAATGTGAAGGTCATGTTTTCGGGGTTTTCGTAGCGGGTGATTTCGTATCGTTTGGTGAGTTGGTGTTGGGTGAGGGTGAGCCCGTTTTCACCGGCGGACGCGACCATTGCTGACATCATGCCGTGGAGTCCGACGCGTTCGTCTTCGAGGGATTTGATGCGTTCCCGGTGTGCTTCCATCAGGCACGCGCGCGACCGTGCTGCCATGTCCAACGCCTTCCAGGCAAGGTGCAACCGTACGGTATTGCGGGCCAACATGAACACGTCAACCAGTTGTTCAGGGGTTGGTTCCGCGCCTTCGGCAACACCTACTTCCTTGTAAAGCTGCGTGATTTCGGCGGTTTCGTCGGGTGTTAGTTCGTAAGACATTGTGGCGCCTTTCAGTCGATGATTTGTTGGAGTTGTGAGTAGCGGGCGAAGGTTGTTACCCATTGTCCCAGTGGGTCGCGGCGGTGGAGCCACCAGTGTCCTTTTTCGGGGTGGCGGTCCAGGACGGTCCATTCGACGGGGTCGGGTTCGGGGCCGGTGAACACGACGCGCATGCCGTGAAGTTTGCCGCGGGCGGGGACGGGTTGGGTGCGGGTTTTAGCGGGCGCGGAATTCACTGTGGACCTCCTGACAGAACAGAAGTTCGTTGTCGAGTACGTCCATGAGCTGCGCGCCGATGTGGCGGGTGTATACGGGCGGGATGGACTCGGCGATTTCGTGTTGTGTCATGAACCAGTCGATGCCCATGAGCTGCCGCCACCGGTCGGACGTGCCTTTGCGGCGTCCCTTGCCGGTGACTGACATGTCACGGTATTCCCACCCCAACTCAGCGGCGGAACGTTTAGCCAGGCCGCGACAATTATGTGACGCGGGGGCGCCGATACCGAACGACGACGAAAAGAGACGGTGCCGGGGAATCATGAGTCCGAAGAACGACCCACACAACAGTTCGGGCGGGGTGGGCATATGGGCGCGCGCACCGGCGACGTTCTCAATAACCCACGGCCGACCGGTGTTGACCAACAGTTCATAGACGGGTCGAATCAGGGCAGGCTCGTCCCTGCCTTTGGTGTGGTTCCACACCGATGACGCCGACGTTACGCCGGTACTGTACGGCTGGCAGGGTGGGGATGCGTGGACGGCGACGTATTCGTGACCATGCTCTTTCAGGTATTCGAGCGCGTCACCTTTGATGAATCGGCCCGGGTAGTTGGGTTGGTCGACAATGTCGATTCCAGTGACGTCGAAACCGGCGTCGATGTAGCCTTTACCGGCACCACCGGCGCCACAGAACAGGTCAAGAAGTTTCGGTTTCATTAATGGTTCTCCTGGTGGCGGTCGCAGAGTGCGACGCCGTTGGTGGGTGGGTTCGAAGTGGTGTTGGCGCATTCGTAGCACTGGTACAGGACGGTGAGGTTCCGGACGAGTTCGGCGACGGCGGCGCCTGCGGTGATCATGGGGTGCAGTGTTCGGCGCAGTAGCGGCCGTGGCAGGGACGCAGCCAGATGTTGCGGGGCGTCCATTTGGCGCGGGCCATTCGTTCTTTGATGTCGGTGAGTGGTGTGGGTGTTGCTTTACGCATGGTTGTGGTTTCCCCCAAGTCGGACGGTGAGTGTGTGGATCAGGTGGCGGCGGGCAGTGAGACAGCTGCAGCGGCCGGGAAGGTCTGGATCGTTACGGTCCAGTTTCTGGGCGATTCTTATGCCGACTCCCGCGAATGCGGTGAGGGCTACCAGTAAGGCTTCCATGTGGCGGTCCTTTGTTCATTGCGCTCCCCCGATGGTGCGCATGTGTAAAGGGTAACACGATGCGCAGGTAAAAAAGTTTTTTCTGAAAATTTGAAAAATGGTCTTGTAACAAAAGAAAACCATGCTAAGTTTCTTCTGTAGCCAAAACGGTTACAGCCGGGGCTGATGTGACGTATGTTACTCATGTTTCTGGTGTTACAGTACCTGTACATCACTTTGATGTACTCACCCAAACCGAAGGAAGACGCCACCATGTCTGTTGAAACCACCGAACTCGCCGTCATCGAAAACACTGCACCCGTCGCCGGCCTGGCAAGCGAGCTTGCAAATCTTTCCCGCGGCACCGTCTCCGGCTATTCCTCCATCCAGGGCAACAGCTTTGAAGACCGCGTGACCCTGATCAACGCCATTTCGGCAGCCACTCCCGTCGCTGACGAACTGGGCAAGCCGTTCCTGCTCAAAGACGTCGTCATCGAATCGGTGACACTCGCCAACGAACGCACCGGCGAACTGCAGGAAGTCCCCCGCATCACGTTCATCGATGACAAGGGCAAGGCACTCGCCGCCACGTCCGACGTCCTGTTCAAGGACATTAAGCGCACCTTCGCCATCCTGGGCACCCCGAACCACTGGCCCGCACCGGTCCCGGTTGTCATCAACAAGGAACGGGCGAAAACCGGCCACTTCTTCACCCTGCAGGTGCTCCACTCCCTCCCGACGTCCACGAAGTAAGTACTAGCGGACCCGGAAGGGGTGATGCCGTGGCCGACAACCTGCTGGGGGTTGTTGGCCACGGTTTTCTATGGCAAATGCAGAACTCAAAGCGCTTAGGGCTCAAGCGCAACATTTGACACGACGCGCGACACACAAAATATCCCGCCTGAAAAACAAACAGGACGTGATCGTTGCCGGTAGTGAGTACGACCTGCGCAAACCATCGAAACTGATCAACCGGTACACAGCCAAACAGCTCCAAAGTTACATCGCCAAACAGTCCCAGTTCGTGGACCGGGGAACCCAGTTCGTCCCCGACGCCCACCGCAGACCCATCCCGGCCAGTGAGTTCAAAGAACTCCACACGGCCGAACTGGCACGGCACCGCAGGGCGCAGGAAGTCCTGTCAAAGCACAAAGACATTCCCCTTCCCGGCGGCACGGAAACCATCGGTCAACGTCGCGACAAAATGCGGTCAGACCGGAAATTGGCGGGCAACCCCTCAGTGAACGACCCGTACGACACGCCGGTGCGGACGTCAAAGCAGATCGCCAACCGCAAAGCGCTCAAGAAGCTCACCCGCGAAGCGAAACAAAAATCGGGTAAGGGGTGGGACGACAAAGAACTTAAACGGCAAATCGGGGAATTCTCCAAAATGGTGTCCCGTATCGGGGATGCCGACCTGGCCGCGTCGGTGAAGAAACTCACTGCAGGTCAGTTCCGGACGTTGTGGAATGACACCAATTTTGCTACCGCAGTGTCGTCACAGTACGAAATTGTCCGAACTGATTTGATCAGTGAAGAAGATAAACCCTGGCACATTCAGATCATCCATGACGCGTTCACCGACGCCCGCCGGTTGGTCGATTGGGCCAAAAAACTCGAACTCTAAGGAGTTACAGCATGCGCCACATGCACAGCATAATCAGCAGCATTCGGGAATGGTGGGGGACAATCATGGGGGGCAAAAAGCGCGTCAACTATGTTGCCGACTTTGAAACGACCACCGACGCGGAAGACTGCAGGGTGTGGGCGTACGGACTGGCCAACATCGACCGCGCCGAAACCCTGTGGGACGTCGAAATCGGGACCACCATCGAACGGTTCTGCAACCGCATGGCCGAAGAAAATTCCGTCTGCTACTTCCACAACCTCAAATTCGATTCCGCGTTCATCCTGGACTACCTGTTCCGGCAGGGGTACACCCACACTGACAACCAGATCCTCCGCAAAGGGCAATTCAGTTCCCTGATTTCGAACATGGGTTCGTTCTACTCCATCACCGTCGCGTGGAAGAACGGCACCCGCACCGAATTCCGGGATTCCCTCAAAAAGCTCCCCTACTCGGTGTCGGTGATCGCCAAAGCGTTCAACCTGGACGAAGCCAAAGGCGAACTGGACTACCACGCCTATCGGGCGCCGGACCACATCGCCACCGCAGACGAACGCGCCTACATCGCCGCAGACGTCCTGATTGTGGCCCGGGCTCTGAAAAACCAGTTCAACGAAGGCATGACCCGCCTTACCGTCGGATCCGACGCCCTGGAAGAATTCAAAAACATCACCGGGAAACGCATGTTCGACAAACTGTTCCCCGTCCTGCCCGAAGTGATGGACAACGAAATCCGGGCCGCGTACCGTGGCGGGTTCACCTATTCGGACCCGCGGTTCCGGGGCCGGGTCGTCGGGCCGGGCATCGTGTACGACGTCAATTCCCTGTACCCGTCGGTCATGTATGACCGGATGCTCCCCTACGGTGAACCGATCTACGCTCCCGGCCTTCCGGTGGCCGACCGGGACTACCCGTTGTTCATCGTGTCGGTGACGTTCACCGCGAAGCTGAAACCGGGCCATATCCCCTGCATCCAGGTTCGGGGGACGTCGATGTTTTTGGCCACCGAATACCAGACCGAAATCAAAGAGCCTGTCACGCTGTCGTGCACCAACGTTGACCTGGCCTTGTGGCAGGAACACTATGATCTGGACATTCTGGCGTACAACGGCGGGTGGCGGTTCCACGGCGTCACTGGCCTGTTCACCGAATACATTGACAAGTGGATGGAAGTGAAGGCCACCAACACCGGCGCGTTGCGTGCCCTGGCGAAACTGATGCTCAACTCCCTGTACGGGAAGTTCGCCACCAACCCCATCATCACCCCCAAGGAACCTGTGTTCGATGATGACAACAATTGCGTCAAGCTGGTGTTGGGGGACGAAGACCGGCGCGACCCTGTCTACACGGCCATGGGGGCGTTCATCACCGCGTACGCCCGGGAAGTGACCATCCGGGCGGCGCAGGAAAACTATGATGTGTTCGCCTACGCTGACACTGATTCCTTGCATTTGCTCACTACGGACGATCCGGCCGGGTTGGACATTGACGAACACAAACTGGGAACATGGAAAAGGGAATACAAATTCGTTGAAGGTCTTTTCGCGCGGGCCAAAGCTTATATTGAAAAGCTCGACACCGGTGAGCATGTAACCCATGTTGCGGGTTTGCCCGACCGGATCGCGAACGTCATGACCATCGCTGACTTTGTGAACGGAAAACGTTTCGCCGGGAAACTGCAGCCGAAGCGGGTACCCGGCGGAATGGTCCTTGAAGACGTAGGATTCACCATGAACATGGAATAAGGTAAGCTGTAAATACATCGGGAGATTCCCACGGAACATTTTACTAAGGAAGTGCCACCATGGCTGAAAAAGGCGTACAGGTAAACGCTACCGTCCCCAAAGAATGGGACAACAAACTCGAAGACCACCGCTGGACCGTCCGCAAAACCAAGACCCAGCTCATCCGCGACTACGTCGAACGCGGGATGATTGAAGACGGTCTGCTCCCCCGCCCCAAAACGGGCACCACAGACCAGGGCGAAACGCAGCCCGACACAGCGTGATTTGAGGGAATTTCGTATCCTGTACCATCGCCGGGACGCTCCCCTTGGATGGGGCCGGTGATGGGTACTCCGGTAGCAGGTTCAGGTGCGAAACCCACAAATCCGAACAAAGGGAAACCCCCGGCAATGCGCCGGGGGTTTCCTGACAACCACAGTGCGACGCACACACCGAATTTCAAAGGAGAGCCACATGGACCGTATCTTGGAGAATCTTGTAGAGATCATCGCTACCCTACCTAACGGTAGGGAGCGCTCACTGGCAATAACGAAGCTTGAAGAAGCGCAAATGTGGGCTAACGCGTCTCTCGAAGTGAACGGAGAAATCTAATGGCAACGTTCGAAGAACTCATGGACACATTCCGCAACCCGGGCGAAAGCGGGTTGCCCGACAATTTCGCTGACGAATTGGTGACCACCTATCAGGAAGATTTGTCCATCCGTGATGCCGCCGTCGCGGAAAGAGAAAACGCGCTCACCGAAGCGCAAAACACCATTGCAGCCAAAGACGCGGAAGTTACGCGCTTGAAAGCGGTGAATTATGATCTAATAAAGGCAGCACCAAAAGCCGGGAACCCGGCAGATGATAATAAGCCGGATGGTGATGCTGATCAGGGCGGCATCGATTCCCTTTTCGATAGGAAAACATTGTGACTGTGCTGGAAGTCCAAACCCTCAAGCCGACCGCCAACGAAATTCTTCTGGACGCCATCCGTAACGACGCGTCCCCCGACTACATCTCCCGCGTCCCTTCTGCCACGCAGGCAGGCGTGCAGGCCGTCCTTGCAGCGCTGCAGACCTACCGCCCGCAGCAGAACGAATTCCTTGACGCCCTGGTCAACAAGATCGCCCTGTCGGTCATCCGTGGCACGTCCTGGACGAACCCGCTGGCGTTCGCCAAACAGGGTCTGGTACCCAACGGTGACACCGTCGAAGAAATCATGGTTGGCCTGATCAAGGCCAAAACGTACGACGCGAACCGTGACGCGCTCGAACAGGAACTGTTCGGCACCGCAGCCATCGAAGTGCAGACCAACTACCACCGCGTCAACCGCCGCGAAAACTACAAGGTCACCATCAATCAGCCGTTGCTGATGAACGCGTTCAACCAGCCGATGGGGCTCTCCACGTTCGCCGGGCAGATCATGGCGGCGCCGGGAACTTCGGACCAGTGGGACGAATTCCTGCTGATGTGCCGGTTGTTCAGTGAGTACGAACGCAACGGCGGTTTCCACAAGGTGGGCATCCGGGACGTCACCTCCCCGAACCTGGACCCGGACACCCGGGCGCAGGACGCCCGCGACATTGTCATCCGCATCCGGTCGCTGGTGGGCAACCTGAAATTCATTTCGACCGCGTACAACGTCGCCCGCATGCCGATGGCGGCGCAGCCTGACGAACTGTACCTGTTCATCACCCCGGAATTGAACGCTGTGTTGGACGTCGAAGCACTTGCCGGTGCGTTCAACGTTGAAAAGATGGCCCTGTCCGGTCGGATCGTGGAAATCCCGAAGGAACAGTTCGGCATTGACGGGGTCGAAGCCGTCATTTCCACCAAGGATTTCTTCCAGGTGTTCGACCGTCTGTTCGAAACGGCGTCCCAGTGGAACCCTGCATCCCTGCAGAACAACTACTGGTTGCACCGCTGGCAGATCATTTCCGCGTCCCGGTTCGTACCGGCCGTGGCACTGTCCACCCATGGGGGCGACGAAATCATCAAACTCAACCCGCCGGTGACTGCGCTCGAAGCCATTGTTGTCACCGACCGGGAAGGCACTGTTGTGACCGAAGTGCAGCGCGGTGAGCGGTACCAGCTCACCACCGACACCGTCACCGACGGTAACTCCGACGGCGTCCGCTGGTCCTTGACCGGCAACACGTCCCCGCGGACGTACCTGTCCCAGACCGGTGTACTCACCGTCGGCGGCGACGAAGGCGGTACGTTGGTCGCGAAGGCAACATCGACGTGGCTGGACCCGGAAAACATCATGCGCAACGGTGTTTCCCAGTCGGTCACCCTGGCAGTGTCCGGCATCGTGACCCTGAACGCATGGCCGAACGTGGACAACCAGGACACCACGGCCGACGACGTCCAGAACCGTGTCACGGACATTACCGTCCAGGACGTGGCAGTGTCCCCGGCGTTCGCTCACGACACGTACGTGTACACCGCAAATGTCACGGACCCGAACACGGTGACGAAATCCGATTTCACCATTGTCGGCCCCGACGCTGGCGACGTTCGGATTACCAAGAATGGTCTGGTATTTACCATCGAAGTCGCATCGGCACCCGGCGACCCTGTGTACACTGTAACCGTGAGCTAATTTCCGAACCCCCGATATTCGGAAACGCGAACAGGGCATGTGGCGCCCTTAGCAGAGAAACCCCCACCAACAGGTGGGGGTTTCTTTGTGTTTACCGGTAGTCTTATGAAAACGAATTCCACCGGGGAGATAATAAATGACAACCCAATTCCATGAATTGCCTGAACCGAAAACATTCGGTCATGGCTTCAATTACGCGGTGTGGGGTGCCAACACCACCGTCACCCTGGCAAACGTCCCCTGGAACAACGACTACCGCGACGTCGTGAAATTCTCCAACCAGGGCGCACTCGACAACTACATCAACAACCTGTCCGGGCCGATCACCACCACCACCGGCGTCACCTACGCCGCCATGGGGCGCCCCATCCGGTTGCAGATCCCGTTCGAAAAAGCCAACACGTACAACTACCTGCGTGCCTACAACCCGGCGCAACCCATCGCCGGGGGCGACACCGGCCGCGCCTACTACTATTTTGTGGTGGGCGTCAACTACATCGCCCCGGACACCACCGAATTGTTGCTGCAGCTCGACGTGTTCCAGTCGTTCATTTACGGCACCACGTTCGGCAACATCTATGTCGAACGCGGTCACCTGGGCATCGCCAACGAAGATGGGTTCGACAATTACGGCCGTGACTACCTGACCATCCCGGAAGGGTTCGACCTGGGCAACGAATACGTCATTGCCCGTTCATACGGCCACGAAATAGCGTCCGCCCGGTTCAACGAATTCGGGTTCCCGAATTACACCATCATGGTCGCGTCCACCACCGCCCTGGACACCAACGACTACGGCACCATGGAATCCCCCAAACTGGTTTCGGCGCGGGGGTCACAGTTGGAAAACCTGCCCAACGGGTGCGAGTTGTACGAATTCAACAGCCTGGGGCATTTCAACGAATTCCTGGAAATCATGGCCAACAAAACATGGGTGACCCAGGGCATCATTTCCATCATGGCCACACCCCGCGCCACCCGGTACGGGATGACCACCGTGACGAACTTCATCGAACGTGAGCCCGGGCAAACAACCCCCGATTTCCCTATGCGTCGCATCCAGGGCGGGGTGTTGAACAACGTCAAAGAACCGATCGCCTACAGTTGGCGCAACCTGATCGACCTGGGCAGGTATTCGAGGTTGAAAAAGTTCCTCACCGCCCCGTACATGGTGATCGAAATGACGTCCTACACCGGCACACCGCTGGTGCTCAAACCTGAGTGCTGGCAGGATCCGAACATGACCGTGGTGGAAATCCCCCACCTGGCACCCCCGTCACCGCGCATCAACTTCATCCCGTTTCGGTACAACGCCACCCCCGGTGTTTTGTCCTACGAAGACGGTAACGGGGTAGTCAACGACGGCGGCGAGTTCCTGAACATGGCCACCGGCATCATGAACCTGCCAACTTTCTCCCTGGTCAACAACGGGTACATCAGCTACATGGCCGCCAACGCCAACTCCATCGCCTTCCAACACAGTTCGGCTGACTGGTCCCAGCAGCGGGCTTTACAGGCCGCGAACACCGGATACGATCAAGCATCATCGGCCATGCTGACCACCAACAATCAGACCGTGAACCAGCAAAGCGCCATGGCACAGTCAACGAACATCGCCAACGAAGCACAAGCCGCCCACACCATGATCAACGGCGCGTTCGGGGTGGCCGGTGGGGTCGCCCGGGGCGCCGCGATGGGTCCAATGGGCGCCCTGACCGGTGGGGCGTCCGGTGCGCTGAACTGGGCACAGGCGGGCATGGGTGCCGCCGTGGACATGAACCAGCGCAACCAGCAGCTCGGGGTCGCGACGGGGCTGTCCACGGCCAACCTGAACGACGCACAAGCCAACTCCGGTTTCATCCGGGACACCAACCGGGACCTGGCACGATTTTCCGCCCAAGGTGATTACGCCAACGCCATCGCCGGTATCAACGCCAAAGTCCAGGACGCGAAACTGACCCAGCCGACCAGTGCAGGGCAAATCGGTGGTGACGCGTACAACCTGGCCACCTATTACTGTGGTGTGGACTTGAAAATCAAGATGCTGCAACCGGCGGCGATGAACGCCATCGGTGAATTCTGGTTACGTTACGGTTACGCTGTGAACCGTTTTTCCCGCATGCCCGCATCGTTGATGGTCATGGAGAAATTCACTTACTGGAAATGTAAGGAAGTGTATATTGTTTCCGCTAACTGCCCTGAAACATTCAAACAAACACTAAGGGGAATATTTGAAAAAGGTGTTACTGTTTGGAAGAATCCGGGAGACATTGGAAATATTGATACGGCGAACAACGCGCCACTGGCAGGGGTGACCATATAAATGGCTAAGAACGATTTGGTAATGGATAACTATTACCGCACACACATGAACGGTGGCCGTAAAAACAACCCGGCCATGAACCAGCAAGCCGCCACCGAACGCATGTACCGGCGCATCCTCACCGAACTGTGCGCCAACCTGTTCGAATGGAAAGGCTTGCCGGAATCCGTGGACGTGCGGTTCCTTGAACTGAACCTCAACTGGCGGGGCGTGGCCGTGTTCTTCAAAGACACCAACTCGGGACAGTTTTTCGCCGCACAGGGCGCCCCGTCCGGTGCCACGAACTTCATGGACGAACCCACATCGTTCACCATCATTTCCCCCACCATGCAAACCACCCGCCTGAACGCCATGCCGGACTACGACGTCACCCCCTCCGGGGATCTCGGGGAACGCAAAGAACCAGAATGCGTGCCCATCTGGTGCAACTACCTCCGCGAACCCAACCTGGACATCATCAACCTGTACTCCACCAAACTGGCCAAACTGGACCGCTCCATCGAAATCACGGCCGACAACATGCGCAAAACCAAAGTCGTCGCCGCGTCCGAAGCCGAACGGCTGACCGCGCAGAACGCCCTCAAACAGATCATCGAAGGGCAGGAAGCCATTTTCGTCACCGACGGTGGCGCGGCCATGATTTCGAACATGCAGGTACTGGATTTGAGCGTTGACCCGCTCACCCTCCCCAACCTGCAAATCGCCAAATCAAAAATGTGGAACGAATGCATGGGGCTACTCGGCATCAACAACGCCAACCAGGACAAAAAAGAACGCCTGGTGGCGGCCGAAGTCGGTGCCAACGACGAACAGGTCCAGGCCACCCGCAACATCGCCCTCAACGCCCGGCAACAGGCCGCCAAACGCATCAACGAACTATGGCCTGAACTGGACGAAATCACCGTGGATTTCAAACAAGCACCCCTGCCCGAACCCACCGACGCCGGGGGCACCGAACCTGTCACCGGCGGTGGTGGCGCCAACACCAACAACGAACTGGAGAGTCTCTGATGGCGATTTTCACTATTGAATTGTGGGAGTGCCTGGAACTGGACCCCACCATCGAAACCGGGATCCTGGCCGACTACCCGATCTTTGACGAAAGCCACCGGGCAGTGTTGAACAGGAAAATCCTGAACCACTTCAACAACCGGGAAATCTGCATGGAATCGTTGTCCATGTGGCGGTTGGCGCTGGCCCGGAAGCTTGACGAAATCATGCCGCTGTACAACCAGCAGTACGAAATTTCGGCCATCAACTTCAACCAGCTCGAAACGGTGCGGATCAACAACACCAACGTCAACAACGGCACCACCACCGGCAGCAGCGAATCGTCCAACGAATCAAGCTCCGGCGCGAAGTCCCGGGCCGTGTCCCAACAGCTCCCCCAAACGCAGTTGTCAGGCAACGGTGACTACGCCACCGCCGCGCAGGACAACATTTCGGACACCAGCGCCGCGTCGTCGGCCACCGACACCAACACCGTCAACCAGGACAATGAACAGGTATCCGAAACCGTCGGTTTTCAAGGTAATGCGGCACTCATGATTCTGCAGTACCGCCAATCACTGGTAAACGTCGATATGATGATCATTGATGAACTGCAAACCCTTTTCATGGGGCTTTGGAACAACGGTGACGAATACACCGTCAATTCAGGGCAACTCGGCTATTTCGGCTACGGCCGTTTTCTGATCTAGGAAGGTAAAGGCCCGAAATGGCACCTATTCTGCACGCAACACAATTCCCGTTCGACATGCTCCCGATGAACAACATTTCCGCCCCCACATACCGGGACGGGGTCACCTACACGCGCGGGCTCGAACAGCTCAAAGTGTGGCTCAACACCGTCCTGGTACCGGAATTCAACGCGGCCATCGACAACGCGTTCGAACAGTTCGCGGCCGGACTCGAAAACATGGAAAACCGGATCCTTGAATCCGAAGCCGCCTACGACGAACTCATGAACGGTGCCCTGCAGTCCGTCGCGGCGTCCATCGCGGCGAACACCACCTACACCAACGAACAGGTTGCAGCGGCCCGCCTGTACGTTGACAACGCCATCCAGTTCATCAACAACAAAACCGGGCAAGCGCAGATCCAGCGAACCACCCTGATCGCCCCGTACACGGTCGCCATCGACCCGCTATGGCCCAACAACCACCCCATCCAACTTGTACTGACACAGGACGCCGTCGGCGGCCGCCCGGTCACCATGGGCGCCAACATCACCGGCGTGGTCGATGTTGACCCGGCCCCCAACGCCGTCACCGAATTCACCCTGCTCCCCACCGGTGGCGGGCAGTGGCGTGTGGTTCAGGCGCCCGCCGTCGCGGCCGTCACCATCGAACGCAACCGCCGCCCCGGCGACACCTCCGACAAGGACCGTTTCCAGCGGGCCGTTGACGCGGCCAAAGCGTCCGGCGCTAAAGAAATCATCGCCCCCGTTCCCGTGTCCGGTGCGTACCTGTTCCACGAACGCGTTGACGTCGGTTCGGCGAACAACCTGACCATCCGGGGCGTGGGTAACAAACTGGTCCAGCTCAAAGCCGCCCCGGGGGCCGGGGAAATCAACCTGTTTTCCATTTCGGCCGGGTTCAAAAACCTGCGCATCACCGGGTTCGATTTCGTTGGTGCGGTGGTCGAAAATCCGACCGTCCCCACCCGCGCCCGCACGTACGGGGCCGACCGGATGAAATCGGCCATCTGGTTCAACGGCGACCTGGGCATGACCCAGATCACCACCGACGTCATCGAAAACCTGACGTTCGACAACAACCGGGTCTACGGTTCATCCGGTCTGCCGTTGTGGCTCTCCGGTCTGCGTGGCACCACCCGCATCCACGACAACACGTTCGATAACAACTACGACATCGGCTTGATGTACCTGGACAACGCTTACTTCCACGACAACCGCATCCTGAACAGCCGCGACAACGGTGTGTCCGTTTCCCGTGGCTGCAAAAACGTGTTCGTCCACAACAACTACATCCAGAACGCCTGTTACTGGGGTATCTGGACCGGCGGTTTCCTCTCCACCGGAACCACCCAGGCCGACCGTGACAACCCGGCCAACTGGGGACCGTCCAGCGTCGTCGTTTCCGACAACATCGTCAACGGGTCCGGTTACGGTGGCGTGTACGCATCCGTGGGGCCGAAGTCCCTGCAGATCCACGACAACCTGTTCATGGATGGTGGTTCCGGTCCGGTGGACGCCCCCAACGACCAGTACGGGGTGGGTGTGTACATCGGCGGCCTGTCCAACAGCGTCGGCGGCTACTCGACGTGGGCCGAAGACATCAACGTCCACCACAATATTGTCAACAAAATGTCCCGTGGTGGTGTGTACATCGGTGCAGGTTCCCGACGGGTCGTGGTCGATAACAACCAGTTCAAAGATCTCGGCTGGCAGTACCTGGCCAACGGCACCACCGAAGTGTTGGCCACCGACACGGTCAAAAACTATGGCGTGTACGTTCACTTGACCACCGACGACATCGAAATCACGAACAACAAATTCAGGGACACCCGCGCCACCCCGTATTTCAACAAGCCCATCACCACCAACGGTGGAACGAACCTGCGCACCCGCAACAACACCGCCATCGGCAACAGGATCGCCCATGAAGAAACAACCGTTCCGATTCTCACCGCCCGGAAAGTTGGGCTCACCAACGCCGCGACCGACCTGGCACCCCGGGCGGTGTGGGATTACGACGGCGCCAACCTGTCGTTGAACATGATGGCCGCTGATGGTGTGACGGTCGTGTCAACCCCGTTCAAGGTGCGGGTGTCCGACGGTGTGACCACCCTGGGCAACACCACCCTGTTCGCCGGGGGTGGGGTGCGGTTGCCGGTGTACACCACCGCGACCCGCCCTTCCGGGGCGCAGCCGGGCCAAATGATTTACGACAGCGACCTGTCGAAAGCCATTACTTTCTCTGGCGCCAACTGGCGGGACGGTGCGCATAACGTTGTCTAAGTAATTAAATGCCCGGCGCTACGGCGCCGGGCATTTTCTTTGCCTGATAGAATTTCTTTATGGCATATGATGACGTCGCTAAAAAGTTGGCGATTAAAGTGATTGGCACCGTAGAATCAAATCTTAATTACGGTGCCATCAACTTCAACGACCCCATCACCGTTGGCGTTTCGCAATGGTACGGCACCCGCGCCGCGAACATTCTCAAACGCATGCGCGACGAAAACCCGTCCCAATGGTACAACGTCGATTACTCCCTGGACTCCCAAATTGTCGCCATTCTCCCCACCTCCACATTCTGGAATTCCCGCTACCTCACCCAGTCCGAAGGTAACTCCCTGGTTGGTACCCTGCAACGCAACCAGGCCATCCAGAACGACCAGCTGGTCACCGACATGGAAGCGTACAAGAACGTTGCCATATCGTACGGGTTCGACCCGGACACCAACACCGCGACGGTGCTCTACTTTTTCTCCATGCACCACCAGTCACCGGCGTCCGCGCTGCAGGTCGTTCAAACATTGGACACCACCGCCACCCTGGACCAGATCCACGCCGCATGCCTGGCACACCCGGTCCTGGGACAATACGGGGGAAGGTACAACACCACCTACAACCTGATCAAGGAAGCCGACCTGTCCGGTGTTGACCCGGTCCCACCACCGGACCCGCCCGTCGTGGTACCCAACGGCAACGCCAAACTCATCGAATCCGTGGGTGACCTGCTCATTGTCCGTTTCGAAAACAACGAACAGGTCACCTACTACCCGACCGGGCGCGGGCAGTGGGTGCCGCGTAAAGCCGCCGTCGCACCACCGCCCCCGGACCCTGTCCAGCCGCCCCCGCCGGTCAGTAACGGTTCCTGGTACCACCCGGCACCGGGCGCGGTCATCACCTCCCCGTACGGGCCGCGCGGTTTCGACGGGCTCAACAACTTCCACTTCGGGCTCGACCTGTCATCCACGACCGCGCCGACCGGGGTGAACATCATCGCCATCACCGACATGATTGTGACCGTCGCGTTCAACGCCTACACCGGCGGTAACGTCACCGCCGGTGGGTACCTCAAAGCCCACACCCTGGACGGTGCCTACACTTTCAGCTACAACCACATGGCCCCCGGCACGGTCGCCCCCAACGTCGGGGACACCATCACGGCCGGGTCCGTCATCGGTGTGGAAGGCCAAACCGGGAACGTCACCGGAACACACCTTCACCTGGAATGCTACGAGGGGGCGTTGAACGACCCGTGGGCGCCGCCGTACGGTAACCCCATCGACCCTTTGCCCGTCCTACGAGCTCATGGAGTGAACATCTAATGGAAACCCTCACTAAGGCAGCCACCGCCATGCACGCAGACCATCACAAAACCCCAGCGAAACCCAAAGAATTCAAATGGTATAACTGGGACAAAATTTCCAGTTTTAATGCGATGTTCCATTTTTTGGTGGGGCAGCGTGGTGTGGGTAAAACGTACGGGTGGAAGAAAAAGGTTATCCGTGCGGCCATCCGTAAGGGTGAAGAATTCATGTACGTGCGCCGGTACAAGGAAGAATTGAAAGTGTCGAAGGATACGTTTTTCGCTGATTTGATAGCGAAGAACGAATTTCCGGACTGGGATTTCCGGTCCTATGGTTCTTTGGCTCAAATGGCCCCGGCGTCAACGCGGGATGACAAAAAGCGGAAGTGGCGCACCATCGGGCATTTCATTGCCCTGTCCACCGCACAGTCGATAAAGTCTGTTTCTTACCCGCTGGTTACGAACATAGGGTTCGATGAATTCATCATCGAAAAAGGTGCCACGCATTACATTTCCAACGAAGTCCATGCGTTCCTGAACCTGTATTCAACGGTTGACCGTAACCAGGACAAAACCAAAGTGTTTTTCATGGCCAACTCGGTGTCGATCATGAACCCCTATTTCCTGTACTACAACATCAAGCCCGACGAATCAAAGGAATTCAACGTCCTGTTCGACGGTTACATGGTCGTCCACTTTGTTGACGCCGAAGAATTCTCCGACCAGGTCTATGCCACCAAGTTCGGCAAGTTCATCGCCGGAACAGAATTCGGTGACTTCGCCGTCGGCAACGAATTCGCTGACAACAACGACAACCTGTTGGACGTCAAGGGCGCATCCGCCCGGTACACGTACACCGTCGAAGCGAAGCAGGGAACATTCAGCATCTGGATTGACTGGATCGCCGGTAAATACTACGTCCAGGAGAAACGCCCCAAACAGGAAATACTTTTCACAATCCTCCCCGAACGAATGAGTGAAGGAAAAGTATTGCTAACCTATACTGACAAGGTAATGCAAAGTCTCCGAACCGCATTCCGTAACGGAAACACCTATTTCGACACACCAAAATCACGGAACGCGTTCATCGAAATATTCAAACGCTAACGCTGGGGAGCGAACCACATGAACATTAAAGATCCACAAACCCGACGATACATTTACGGGGTGGTGTTGGCTCTGATCCCGCTGGCACAGTTCGCCCGTCTTATCCCGGACGACGCCGCGCCCCTGATTGTCAACGTTGTCACCGCCGTATTGGGTATAGGCGCTGCAGGGCTCGCACTCCCCAACACCACCGACGGCAGGCACGAAGCATGAGCGGGGTTGCCCGGGCGGTGCGCATGATCAGCGAACCCCGCGCCATCAACATCGCCCAAATCATCCTCTACGCCATCGCCGCCACCGCCGGTTTGGCCGCCGCCGTCGGAGCCCTGAACCCGCTGTTCACCTCCACCACCGTCGGGTCGTGGATCATCGTAACCGTAGGGGTCATCCTGTCCATCGGCGGTTTCTCCGGCGGTTACGCCGTCATCGCCGGGCTCTGGTGGGTCGAACGAATATCCCTGATCATCCTGGGCGTCTCCTGGATCATGTTGCTGCCAGCAGCCCTGTTTTTCGCTTTCAGTACCCACAACTCAGCCATCTGGTTGGTCATCGCCCTGTTATGCACCGCCGTGCTGTCACTGTTCATCCGGTACCGGCGCATCGACTGGGCATACCTGGACCCCACACGATGAGCATGGAAGCGTGGGTCACGGCCGTGACAGCAGTCATCGCCGCCTTGGGGGGCGCTTCCCTGATCCCTAAAATCGTGGACGGTATCAAGGCCATGCGTGACAACCGTGCACGGGAAGAAAAGGACGAAAACCGGTCACTACTGGGCAGGGCCGCGAACGCGGAACGCCGCGCCGACCGGGAAGCGGAATACCGGCGCCGCGTCGAAGTGTGGGCGGGGCGGCTCGAATACATGCTTGCACAGCTCGGGGTGCCCGCCGACAAAATACCCACCAAACCCGAATGGGTCCGCAGCAAGGAGAACGCATGAGCGGCTACTACCTACCATTCACCCCCGACATCGACCGGTCGCAAGACTACGGGGCTAACCCGGGCGTCGGCCCGAACCCGCCCGGAGGACACAACGGTGACGACTGGGCAACCCCCATCGGAACCCCTGTCCGGGCGGCCGGGGACGGTGAAGTGGTGTTCGCCGGTGAGTTCGATTCCACCTACGCCGATAACTGGGGCTGGAACCTGAACTACGGCGGAAAGATGGTCATCCTGAACATGGACGGCCCCACCGGACCGTATTTCGAGTACGGGCACAACTCCCGTCTCATGGTCAAAGCCGGTGACCGGGTCGCGGCCGGCCAAATCATCGCCTACACCGGCAACAGCGACGGCGGCACCGGTGTTTCCACCGGCCCGCACTGCCACGTCGGCGCCCTGCCACCGAACTTTGACCTGAACACCAACACCTATGGTCGCGTCAACCCGCGCATCTACATGACCGAATATTGGGACGAAGACACCGCAACCGCACAAGCGATAAAGGACGAACAAATGACCCCCGAACAGAACCGCATGCTGGTGGCCCTGTACAACGCGTTCTTCAACAAAAAGGACGGAAAGGACGACAATCAGTCCATCGTTGGTGGTGAAGCCATCGACGAGCTGATCAATAAAAACGACCTTGACACCCACAAGCGCATCGACGCGGTGGACAAGAAACTGGACCAGGTATTGCAAAAGCTGGGGTGAACCGTCAGAGAAGGGTGTCCACCGATTCTTGTAATTCGGTGGGCTCCCTTCTCTGTACCCTGAAAAATTTTTACATTTTAAACTTGATATCGGATCAGTTTTCATGCAATAATTGATTTATCAGCAAGGGCGCCACAACCCAAAGGATGATCACAATGCTTGAAATTCTGCTCTTCTCAGCCGTACTCTCCCCCATCACCACATGCGGGCTCTACGTCTTCTTCTCCAGCCCTGTAACCCTCCCCCGTCACCGTAAGGGACTCTAAGACCATGATCACCGCGAAGCAGGCAGACAAGGCATACCAGCGCGTCATGTGCATCTCCGTCCCCGAACCCATCCCCACGAAGGTCGCTGTCACCGGCCCGGGCCGCGCTGCAGCTAGGCGAGCCGCGCTCATGGAACTGCACGAATGCCGCGAACTGTTGCGGGTACCGTCGCCGTTGCTGGCATCACCACGCATGCGTCGCCGCTATGATGAAGCTGTAGCATGGGCCGCGCTCTACAGGGACGAAGCATAGACACCAACCAGCACAGCGCATATCAGACCCACACCACATGGTGTGGGTCTATTTGCGTATGTGCATATGACTTACCAGGACAAGCACCAACTATATGGTGTGATGATCATCACATGTATATGAGGTTGACATATGTGTTGATGATATGCATGCAGCAGGGCATGGTGTGTAACAATTGCGTAACAGAGCTTGACAAGAGCGGCCCAGACCGTTGGGGAAATCGATGTTTTCTGAAGCTCCGGCAC